GAGGCTATGGAACCATTCTCGCCGCACGAAAACGAGCACATGACGTCACTGGCAAACTTGAAAAAGGAAGCCCAGCGAATTAACGCTGAAATAAAGGCCGCTGCTTTACGCGAGGCCACACCCGCACAAAAAAAAGATGGGCCGCCGGAGGCGGCCCGTCCTTCCACTTCCTCCGAAACTTCGGAAAACCAACCTAGCTAAGAAATCGCACTCGGAGCCGGCCCCCCCCAAAAAGGGGGCCGGCGTAGCCGATTTCGCACTTGGTGAGGCCCCCTTCACTGCACCTTAGCCCGGATCGGAGGGCACTACCCCGGCCCTTGCCGGGGGCCCCCGGAGAGCCGGAGCCTTGCTCCAACTAGTACGTTACTTGATACGTACTACAACAGGTGACAGCAACATGAGCAGACAAAAGCACTCCCGTACTTACGGCGTAGCGCGAATCTCATCACACATCGCTACACGGCCACGTGTGCTACGCCCTACATCGCTTATCCGCACCATGTTGCGCGTCACCGCCCCAAACCCATGGATACCGAGACATGAACAAAGACGAGACTTCCCAGACGGTCGAAATTATCGACCCGCCGGACTGCCCCCATCTCGCAGTCTTATACGAGGCGCTAGGGCGATTGCTCATCATTTACGCGGAGAAAATCTTCGGCGCCTCTACTTCAATCAGCCTCGGGAAACCACAACATGCATTCGACGAAAGGTCCGGAAACAAGTGCTACATGCACTACGACGTACCGGTAAAGGGAGCCGGTCCAAACGACACCACAACGCTACGAGTAACATTGGCTGTTAACTACAAAGGGAGAACGTTCTAATGGTATTCCCCTTGATAGCGGCAGGAATTGCCGCCGCCGGATCATTGGCCGCTGGTGCCATGAGTAATAAAGCCGCCAAAAAATCTGCGAAACTCAATCAAATTCATGAAAGGCAGATGAGGCAAAAGGAATATGAACAACAAAAGGAATTCGCTCAATCAGGAATACAATGGAAAGTCAAAGACGCCGCAAAAGCCGGAGTGCACCCACTCTATGCCCTGGGCGCTAATACTAATAGCTACGCTCCTCAATCTGTGGGCTCTACTCCAACACCCTCCGGGGACTTCGGATACCTGGCTGATGCCGGACAACATCTCGGACGGGGAATCGCCGCAACCACGTCCAATCAAAACAATACTGACGCCTTCACCAGAGCAGTGCAAACTGTGCAGCTCGAAGGACTTGGACTTGACAACGACATCAAACGAGCCGAACTCGCTTCAAAAGTGGCCACCACAAATCAAGCTGGAATGCCTCCCGGGATACCTGGAGTATCAACCCGATGGCTCTTGGAAGGCCAGCCTGGAGGCGAAATAGACTACTCACGAAAACAATCTCCAGCCGAGCCCGGCGCACCGTTCCAAACAGCAGGCGCCGCTCCGGACGTAATGTTCACACGTACAAACACAGGAGGTTATGCCCCGGTAATGCCGGAGAACGTACAAGAAGCCTATGAAAACGACATGGTCGGTCGCTGGCAGTGGATGCTACGCAATCGGCTTATCCCCGCTTATGGCCAGTACCCTAATATCCCACACGAAAAAGGTGTGGAAGGTCTAGCCTACGACGTCTATAATGGTCAGTGGGTGGTCAAAAACCTACGCGACAGTGGAATGGGCCACACAGCGTATTCAAGAGGACAGTGGAGGTAATCAATGGCATTTCGCCGCCGTCGACGGTCCCGCAGATCGCGGAGACCCCGCAGAGCACGCCGCAGTACTCGTCCAATGAGGATCGGCTATAGGTTCTAAATGAACTGTTCACGACCAGTAATTATTAATGGCGGTGCATATGGTTGTAACCAGTGCACCGCCTGTCGCATTTCTAAGCGTCGTGTATGGACGCATAGGATCTTGTTAGAAGCCGCACAACACACGGACAACGCTTTCGTCACTCTCACTTTCGATGATGAGCACTACCCGACAGATCACTCGGTGAAACCCCGAGACATCCAACTCTTTATGAAAAGGTTACGCTTCGCATGCCCATCTTTAAAAATCCGGTATTTCGCCTGTGGCGAGTATGGCGACTTGTCAATGAGGCCGCATTATCATCTTGGGTTATTCGGGTACCCATCATGCTCCCGAGGGATGTCAAGGTTCTCCCGCCATTCAGGGTCATGCTGTACACCCTGCGACACCGTTCTAAAAGCCTGGGGCCAAGGGAACGTCACCCTTGGTATCCTCGAGCAAAAGTCCGCCGCTTATATTGCTGGCTACATCCTCAAAAAACTCAATAAAGATGACGATCCACGACTAGAAGGGAGGAGACCTGAATTCGCACGTATGTCGCTACGCCCAGGTATTGGCCTGGGCATGATGCACGACTTGGCCAGTGTATTGCTTGAGCATAAACTTGATGAAAGGATGATAGATGTCCCGCTCTCGCTCCAGCACGGCAAAAAACAATTCCCGCTCGGACGCTATTTACGTAGGAAACTACGAACCTTTATTGGGCGTCCCGAAAATGCACCGCCAGAAGCGCTTAAAAGCATGGCGGACAAACTGCAGCCTGTGCGCGACGCTGCATTCAAAGCTTCGGAGAGCTTTGCGTCGCACCTACTAAAAGAAAGTCTCGGAAAACGTATTCAACTAGAGGCCCGTGAACGACGGGGAAAAAAGAGGTACCTATGAAACGCTCTAAATTCTCGCTCTCAAATTACAAAATCCTCAGCTGTGATCAGGGCGAACTCGTCCCGATCGGTATAACGGAGGTCCTAGCTGGTGACAGCATCCAACAAACAACATCGTGTCTCGTCAGGGCGTCGCCTTTACTCGCACCGGTTATGCACCCGGTGCACTGCCGTATCCACCACTGGTTCGTACCTCACCGGTTGGTATGGGAGGACTGGGAGGACTTCATTACTGGTGGCTCCGATGGAATGGACGCTTCGGTATTCCCCACGATCACTATCGGTGGTGGTTCGGGAGCGGCAATCGGCTCGCTCGCGGATTATTATGGCGTTCCAACTGGGGTAAACAACATTGAGGTATCTGCATTGCCTTTCCGCGGCTACGCGGCAATATTTAATGACTGGTACAGAGACCAGGATCTGCAAACAGAACTCACAATTGACTACACTTCGGGAGCAGATACGACGACAAATATGGCACTACAAAATACAGCGTGGGAAAAAGACTATTTCACATCCTCACGCCCCTGGGAGCAAAAAGGCCCGACGATTACGGTACCAATAGGCACCGAGGCTCCCATTTCTACAGACGCTACCGGCGGCGCAACACTATCGATGAACAACCGGGCCGCCGGTGATAACCGCGTTATCGTAGCATCATCAGCAAACGCTCAGGTGGGCACCGCCGCATCAGGCAATCCCGCTAACATTATGTTCGCTGACCTTTCAAACGCATCTGGTGTTACGGTCACAGTCTTAAGAGAAGCACTCGCACTTCAACGTTATCAGGAGGCACGCGCACGATATGGATCACGATACATCGAATACCTCGCCTACCTTGGAGTTAGGTCTAGCGACGCTCGATTACAGCGACCCGAATATCTTGGAGGTGGTAGCCAGACTATCCAATTCTCTGAAGTTCTGCAAACAGCTGAAGGCACGAACCCTCTCGGAACAATGGGCGGGCATGGCGTATCTTCAATGCGATCTAATCGCTATCGCCGCTTCTTTGAAGAACACGGCTATATCCACAGCTTCATATCCATGCGACCCAAAACCGTCTATGCCAACGGTCTCTTCCGGCACTGGAACCGCCGCACCAAAGAAGATTTCTGGCAAAAAGAGCTCCAGCACATCGGGCAACAGGAAATCTTAAACAAAGAAGTGTACGCTGCTCATGCGTCACCTAACGGCGTGTTTGGATATCAGGACCGCTACGATGAGTATCGACGGACGGAAAGTTCTATCGCTGGTGAATTTCGCGATGCGACACTCAATTACTGGCACATGGCCCGCATCTTCGGATCGAGCCCGGCACTTAACGCGGATTTTATCAAATGCGTCCCTACAGAACGCGTATTCGCAGTGCCCAGCAAAGACGTTATCTATATCATGGCGCGTCACAACATCCAGGCTCGCCGCCTTGTCGCATCAACGGGCGCTAGCTTCATATTCTAAGGAAACACCATGGCCAAAAAGCCCGAACTACCCATCGAAGTAACATCACCGGATATGCATCCGGAAAACATGAAACGCTTCAACGCCAAAGGCGAGGAGCTACTTGATCCCACTCCAATGCAGCCGCCTCTAGGGTACAAACGCACTCCTTCACTCGCAGAACAAATACTCCAGGGGGTACGCGCTGCAAAATACGATGAGTATATGGCTCTTGAAGAAACCGAAGACGAAGCAGACGATTTTAACGTCGAGGATATGGAACCATTCTCG